AGACAAAGCTGAACACCTTGGCTTTTGCCATCTCTGGGGAGCAAAAAACAAACAAAGAGAAGAGATTCACAATAAAATAAAGTATTTGAAATATCAATATAATTTAGGTTTATAATATTTAAATTAATTTAAAATATAAATGCATATGAATAACAAGAGTCAAATAATAGATTTTAAAAGCTGATTTTTTATTTAATTCTCTCTTTTAAATAAAGTATATAAAGTAAAACTGCGGCACAGATTAATATTGAACTAATAGTCATTAATTTAATTTAAAGTCATTATTTAAATGCTCTTCAAGGTGATCAAAACAAATATATTTGTCATCAGATGCTTTAGTCGTTGGTTTATTTCCGCATTTTTTAACATTACCATTCTCATCTACATATTCATGTTCGCATTTTTCATTCATAGTATATATTATTACACTGAGAGTAAAGAATTGAGGTTGATGTTAATATTTATAATATTGACAAAATGACACAGTTTCCATTTTAAATTATTTTACGTGTATATACTTATATATGCCTATACCAAAGCCAAAGAAAAAAGAGAAAGAAAGCGACTATATGGGTCGCTGTATGCCAGCAATTAAAGAAGAATTTACAAGTCAAGATCAAAGAGTTGCGGTTTGTTTAACTACTTTCAGAAAAGGCAAGAAACAAAAAGTTAAAGCTATGGAAGTAGATATTTGTGATACAGAAGCATATCAAAAAACCTATAAAGGTCAAAAAAGAAGTGAACTAAAAGATAGTGATTTTCTATTTCCAGAAACTCGCAGTTTTCCAATAGTTAGCCCACAGGACGTAAGAGATGCTATTAGTAATTATGGTAGAATGAGCGGAAAAATGACTTATGATGCTTTTATTAAAAAATTATATCAAAAAGCAAAAAATAAGGGTCCAGAATTTGTAGCTGCTATTCCAGAATCTACCAAAAAAGAACATAATCTATCCTAATTTAAAATTAGATTAAATTATTCATTTAGTATATAATAATATTAAATGAAAAGATATTGTTTAGATTGTGGTGCGCCTACAGAATATAGTTTAAAAAAACCAGTATTTTGTTCTAATTGTGGGAATCCTTTCGAAAAGAATACCCAAGTTTCTCAACCAGTAGTTCAGAAGGTTCAACTCCAAAAACCAACAATAGCTAAAAAAACATATATTCCAGAAGTAGATATTGATGAAGATTATGATAATGATAGCGATGATGAGACAATTACTAATGTACCAAATATATCAAAAATTCAAGTTGAAACAGCTTCAGAAAACTCAAATCGTGGAGTAAAATTAAAAGATTTAATGGGAACAGGAGAAAATGTAAAAAGAAATAAAGTAAAAATTAAGGGCAAAAAAGCTTCTAAAAAACAAATACTAGAAGATTTTGCAAAAGAAGCAGGTTCTTTAAGAAAAAGTAAGAGATAATTAATGAAGTCTTCGAAATCAAGTTTCGAAAGTAAAATTTCGGAGATAAATCAGGAAATAAATAAAAGACGACATAAATGGAATCTTACAACACTAGCTTGGATGGATTTTAGCGATGTAGCTCAAATATTAAGAATACATATTTATAAGAAATGGAATATGTATGATCAGAAACAACCTCTTGCACCTTGGATAAATAGAATCGTTAGTAATCAAATTAAAAATCTTATAAGAAATAATTATGGAAATTATTCAAGACCATGCTTAAAATGCGCGGCTGCAGAAGGTGATGATAGTTGTACTATATACGGTTCGCAATGTAACAAATGTCCATTATATGCAAAATGGGAAAAAAGTAAAAAATCTGCACACGATATTAAATTGCCAGTAACACTAGAAAATCATACTCAGGAAGTTCATAATATTATTGAAGACGAAATAGATATTGATAAAGCAGCGGAAAATATTCATAAAAAAATGCATCAAATTCTTAAGCCTATTGAATGGAAATTCTACTCGTTGCATTATATCGAACATAAATCAGAAGAAGAATCTGCAAAATTAATGGGATATAAAACAAGCGAAAAGAATCGTAAGATAGGGTACAAGCAAGTCAAGAATTTAAAGAAAGCAATAATGGTTAAGGTTAAAAAACATCTATATAATGGCGATATAGATATAACTTAATATGAGTGAAAATTTACCCGAATTAACTCAAGAACAGCAATTAAAACTATTAGAAGAATGGAATAATCGCCCAGATAATCCTCCTTCTTTAGTTGAACTTGTAAAGTTAGCTTTTAATAGAGATGATCTCGATGGCAGAAGCAAAGAAGGAAAAGCCGTAAAAAACTTTCTTGCTTCAAGACAGATAAAGCCAAAGAAAAGTCATGAATATCAAGCTAAAGGATTGATAGAGCTTAGTGACGAACAGAAAGAATATATAAGTAATAATTGCTCTACAATGACTGGCGTAGAGATCGCTAAAATTTTATTTAAAAATGAAGGTTTGACTAATCTTTCTCAAGAAACGAGAAGTGTCCTCGAATATATGAAGACTGTTCCATCTAATGTTAAATATTTAGACGCTAATAATCAGAATGCTTCAACCGAAGAGTATCGTGCGCCAAAAAGTGAAGAAAGAATGATTGCTAAAATAAATAGATATATTCTTGATGGAATTGATAAAGATAAAATTACGCCAAGACAAAAGAAAGAAGTTAATTCATTAATTGGCTATATGAATACTTTTAGATTTGGACATCAGATTAATCTTTATGACGACGAAAGAGATCGCGATCTTTTCGAGAGTAGTTTTGTTAGATATACTCATGATAAAAGTGATTTAACTCAAGAAGAAGTTGACCAATATATTGTACTTTCAACAGAAGTAGTTATCTCTTCAAATATTCAACAAACCATTAATGTTTTACAAAATCAAATTGATATGGCAATTCAAGAGGATGGTAAAATTCCTATGACTCTTGTAGAAGCAAGTAATACCGCGCGAAAAGAATATAATGATTGTGTAAATCGCCAGCAAAAACTCCTTAATGATTTAAAAGTCAAAAGAAGCGAAAGACTTAGTAAGCAAGTCAAGGAGAACGCTAGTATATTAAATCTTGTTGAGATGTGGAAGCAAGAAGAATCAAGACAAAAATTGATTAAAATGGCTGAACTTAGAAAGTCTGTGATCAAAAAAGAAATCGAAAGACTTGGAACGATGGACGAATTAAAGTCTAAAATTTTGGGGATATCAGAAGAAGATATTTTAAATGGATGAGTGTTATATGTAAAATTGATGGTAAAGAATTTAAAGATGAGAAGAGTCTCCATCTAGCGTTGAAGGGCTATGGTCTAAACAAAGTAAAATACTATCAAACTTATTATGAACGTAGAGATCTTTTAACAAATGATCTAATTAATTTTAAAACAAAAGAACAGTATTTTAATAGTGATTTTAATGATAAGAATAACATGAAGAAATGGCTCAAAGGGCAACCAACTGAGAATGCTCAAGAGTACTGCAAGAAATTATTAATCAAAAGAAAAGAGAATAAAAATTTAATATATTCGCTAACTCAAGTCGAATTAAGAACTATCATGGCTCCATCTATTATTTTCTATAATAAAATATTTAATGATTATTATGATATATGCTCAGGTATAGGTTTAGAAAATAAATTTATTCATCCCAATCTAATCGGAGATAATTTTAAAAATAAATTATCACAAAAAGATACAATCTATGTTGATACTCGTGAGCAAAGCTGGTTAAAATTTAATATACCTTTTGAGATAAAGACATTGAGTTTTGGCGACTATGCTTGTTCTAATGATAATTGTGGATGTTTTATAGAAAGAAAAAGTTTAAGTGATTTTATTAGTACGTTAAGTGTTAAAAACTATGATCGTTTTAAAAATGAAATAGAGAAAGCCAGAAAAAATAATTCTTATGTTATTGTTATGGTAGAAGAAACACTTGCGAATGCCTTAAGTTTTCAATATCTTCCTCATATAAGTAAGAAAATAAAAGCAACTCCAGAGTACATATTTCATAATGTAAGAGAACTTCTACAAAGTTATGATAATTTACAATTTTTATTTGTTGATGGTAGAAAAGAGATGACAAGAATTATTGAGTCAATTTTTGCTAGTAAATGCTTCTATAAAAAGATAGATCTTCAACTAGCTTACGACATGAAAGTTTTATGATTTATTGTCCAGATAAATATAAGAAGAATCATGTAGACGTAAATCTTGAATTGTCTCAATTAAAGGGGATACTCAATGATAAAGAGGCTAAAATTACGCTGGCTAAATTCCTTAGAGCAAATCTAGGCTTCACGACGGAATTAATTAGTGGAATTAAATTAGCTCCTTATCAAGAGATACATTTAAAAGGATTATTAAACAGAAATTTTAATATGTGCGTATTTGGTCGAGGCTGTGGAAAATCTTTCATGGCTTCAGTCTTTTGTTTTCTTCAATGTATTTTCGAACCAAATACGAAAATCTTAATTGCTGGACCTACATTTAGAACAGCAAGATTTATATTTAATAATTTAGAAAAAATTGTAGATAGTAAAGGCGGTGAGTTATTGAAGCAAGCCTTTGGTGCGAAAAGTAAAAGAAATGATCAATATGAATGGCAAATTAATGGAGGAAGTATTGTAGCAATTCCACTAAGCGGTGAGAAGATTCGAGGATTTCGAGCTAATGTTCTTGTGCTTGACGAGTTTCTTTTATTATCTGAAGATATTGTAAAAACAGTTCTTATGCCATTCCTTGTTGCTCCACAAAATATGAAAGAACGTATGGAGATAAGAGAGATAGAAGATAATTTAATCAAAGAAGGCGCTATGAAAGAGGAGGATAGAATGGTATTTCCTAATAATAGTAAAATGATTGCTCTTTCTTCTGCAAGCTATACTTTTGAAAATCTTTATAAGACATATAACGAATGGACAGAAAAAATATACTCAAAAGAAGAAAATGAAGCGACTTATTTCGTTTCTCAAATGAGTTACGAAGCATTACCAGAAGAAATGATCGATAAAACAATTATTGAAGAAGCTCAAGCTGGCGGATCAAGTCATAGTAGTTTTTTACGAGAATATTGCGCTAGATTTATTGATGGTAGTGATAGTTATTTTAGTGCTAAAAAAATGGAAGAATGCACAATTCCAAATGGTCAGTCTCCACATACTCTTATGAAAGGTCTCCCAAGTAAAAAATATATTCTAGGAATCGATCCTAATATGAGTGATAGTCCTAATGCTGACTATTTTGCAATGGCAGTCATAGAAGTTGATGACGAGGCAAAAACTGGCACCCTTGTTCATACATATGCTGGCCTTGGAAATTTAAAAAACCATGTTCAGTATTTATATTATATAATGACTAATTTTAATATTGTATTTATGATACTTGATAATGCTGGAGCAGATGTATTTCTTTCTGCTTGTAATGAATCTGAATTATTTAAAAATAATAATTTTAAAATAAATTCTTTTGAATTTAATTCAGATTTAGAAGGTCTAGATTATGATCATGAAATAAAACGAGCAAGGAATTCCTATAATTTAGAAGCAAAGAAAATTGCTTTTAATCAAGTATTTACAAGTACATTTATAAGAAAATCTAATGAATACCTTCAAGCTTCTATTGATTATAAAAAGATATGGTTCGCAAGCAAAACATGTGCAAATGACACTTTCTTTGATC